CACCCCAAAATCCAATGTAATCACCCCGATTTCACGATCTCCTTCAGTAAAGGAGAGGTCCGTCGATGAAAGCTCGAGATCAGTCAAGAGCGCATCAATCGACGTCGAATCTGCGACCGCCGTCTCGACCTCGGCGGAGATCGTGTCAAGCGTGTCGTCTAAGTTTGCCGTCGCCCGAGCATATCCTTCAACCCGGACTGATAATGATCTTGTCACAAGCCGAGACGCTCCTCCGAGATCCTGGACCTGGTCGGAGACCGTTTCGCTTGTTGTATAAATACAAAGCCCTGGAAGCGATCCCGATTCGATCGGATACACCCGAGTCTGAAAGACGTTTGATCCGGTCGTTGAAAGTCCGGCACATGCAGTCCCGAAAGCCTCCCGAATTTGTTGTCGAACATGGCTCATGATGAAAGCCGGACAGTCGTCATTCCTTGATTATCGGGCTCGACTTCTTTGATCGTGTACGTCGTCGACGAGATCAAAAGCGTGTCTCCCTGGACAACAGACGGAAGGTCGGAAGTCCTCGCAATTGCGACCGGAGAAGAGCTCTCGACCTCAACCGATCCTCCTGGATCGGCGGCAAGATAATCATTTGTTAAAATAACCGTGATCGAGCTCGTTGATCCGGCGGATGTATCTGTAAACGTCGCGGTCTCTCCGAAGTCCTGGAGGAGATCGAGTCTCATTGCGTCGTTTTCTATTACCATTGATTAATCTTTCTTTTCCCGAGTCTTCCGAGTAGGAGCATCGGATTTTTTCAATCCTACCGAGCGGTCCGATTCTACAGGGATTGCTCTCCCGATCGTTATCATTTCAAGAGCAACATCCTTATCTAGATCAGCGACCGAATTTTCTTCATAGGCATTTCCGGAAATCATACAATTTCCCGTGATTCTAACTTTCATTTTCTCCCCTTTTAATGGAGGGACCGAAGTCCCTCCGGTTGTCAAAACCATTAGTTCGTCGTTACGTCCTGACATGCTGAGAAACTTTGAGCATGTCGGATTCCGATATCATTATCTTGATAGACAACGACACGAGTGACGGCGGCGGAGCTTTGAGAATAAGGATCGACAATAACGTCGGTTCCTCCAAAAAGGTTGACGATCAATTGAGAGAAATCTCCGTAAATAAGCGCGGAGCATACTCCTGAAGATGATCCCTTCGTCAAATTGCTTGGGACTCCTGTCGTAAAACGAACCGGGTCGCCAAGGATTCGATCATAAGGGACATCAAGTAGCATCAACGCGTTTGTCGCCGAGCTCTCTTTGAGCGTTTTAGCCATCTTCATTTTGACTTTAAAATTAGTCAGCCAGTAAAGCGTATCGTCATTCAAAGCCGCATCATCGATTTCCACTTGTTGTGGAATTTGAACCGTATGATTCCAGGTTGGAGCTCCTCCGTTTGTTCCGATGGCAATATTACCAATCCCGGACGTTTGCAGAATTCCGGTCGGTTTGGATGATCCATCGCCATTGATTGCAGTTGACTGAAGAAGCGTCGCGACGGCGGCGGTCAAATCTTCTGCGACCCACATATCCGTTTGAGGGTCTCCCATCATCATCATCTCGCGAGTGATATCGACGTATGCGGTGATGGGATATGGAACAAAAGAGACAGACCCGGTCGTCGGCGTTTGTGCCGCTCCGGCAGATCCTTCGGAGACATATGCGACGCTTGAGCCCGTGTCGACTCGAGGAAGATTAAACTTGTCTCTATATTCCCAGAATTTCACTCCAAGAGACGGAAGGATCATCTTTGCTCTGAGAGCGGCGATCCATTCTGATCCGTAAACCTGGACAGGAACAAATTGAGTCCCGGACGTTGCTCCTCCGGAGGTCAAGACGCGAGTTTGCATTGCTTGTTCGCGTTTACGGTCATTGATCATCTTCCAGAATTCATCCGGAATTGATAATCCCCGTTTGACTCCGCGTCGGGATTGAATCTCATCAGAGATTTCTTGCTCATATTTCGCTTCTCTCCAGTCTCCCATTGAAAGAGCTTTGCAAGCATTTGTCAGAGAATAAGTCCTTTTGAACTCCTTCTTTTCTTTTTGACTCATGTCAATTTTGTGATGAGTCGGAAGAGGATTGTTGACCATTGCGTCAATCAATTCTCCGTTAAAGTCTTCAATTGAAAGACCTCGTGAGACGGCGCTTTCTCCGAGATCGCGTCGTCCTGCGGCGGCGGCTTTCTCGAGAATTGCTTTATTGTTACGAGCTATCCCCTCGGCGATTGCATTTGCATCGACTTGAGGAGTTTCTTGGACTTGAATTTCTTCTGTCATATTCTTTTCCTTCCTATGGATAAGATTTGGTGATTCGGAGCGTCCGATTCCTACCGTAATATCTGCGGGTATTGCGACCGCGCTGATCTCACGAGGAGACCATTTTTTTACGACATGGACCGACCGTCCTTCGATTTCTTCCTCGGTCTTTTCCATTGAAAGCGGATAATATCCGACCGAGATGTTTTGAATTATTCCCTCCTTAATTTGTCGAAATACTCGATCGGCCCGCTCCGATTCTTTCGAGAATCTTAGGACGGCTCGGGACTTCCGATCCGTGCCAATTGAGATCGACTCGACTACGCCGATCTGGGAATCGATCGACGGGTCGTGATCTATTAAGACCGGAGCTCTTCCGGATTCGATGAATTCGCGATCGATTGCATCTTCGTTATGAGAAAGGATCTCATATCCGAAGGACCGTTCGACGGGCTCCTCGGATGCAAAAGCAACTCGGACTCTCCGATCGTCTTCTTCTTTTTCCTGTTCAAAAAATTCTCGTTCGACGTTTGCCGATCTTGAAACGACTTTCTTGTCCCAATATTTCCGAGATTCTTTTTGCTTTTCTTCGGCTCGGTCTTCTTTCTCTTCAATAAGATCGAGAAGCTCCCCGGCGGCGTCGAAAATATCTTCTTGTTTCATTTGTCCTGCCCTTTGTCGTATTGCTGTTAATCCTGATCGAAAGACGGTTTCTTTTTCTCCGACATATTTTCCAAAGGGATATCGGTAATATCCTTTAGTTTCCGGATCAGACTCGGCTACCCTCCCGAGATGCAACCCCCCGAATCGCGAATAATCCTCCTCACCGATTAGACGGTCTCCGTCCTCCGGAGAAAAATCCCAATCACGACCCGTGTTATATTGACCTTTCTCGATTAGTGCTTTCCCGTGAGAGAGTCCATTCGTGTTCAAGCCCACTTGAGGAGCTCTCTCCGCTCGATTCTCGTCCGCTTGTCTCTCGTCTTCGACGTCTTCGGTCGCTTTTAAAAATTGGACCGTGATCGAATCCTTGTCCTCCGACCAATTGAGGACATGACGTTTTTCCTGTTCGGTCGGATTTAACTTTTCCATAATCCTCCTGCATGAAAATTATTTCTTTGGAGTTGCGAGCCACTCTCCAAAAATAAAAAATTGCAAAAATTAAGACGAGCCAAGCGACCACAAAAAACGAATAAATTACCGTTTCCATTAGACAATCGATCAGCGTTCCGGTGAAACAACTCCCCCTCCAATGAAGATAAATAAGATCCCAGAGAGACGGCGAATATGGAGGACAACGAAATTCGATAAGTCTTCATTAATCTATTTCTGGAAATGCTGGAGCTTTTTTCCCAAGCGGCTCCAGCGCTAGGCTTATCCCGTATCGGTCCGCGAGTTCTTTGTCTGCCTGTAAACCGGAAAAGACCTCCTCCGCATCTCGACCATATTGAGCCTGGACGTCGGAGTAAGTTATAAAACCGTTATTAAGAGCTTCAATATTTGCTCTAACTTCTTTTAGTGGATCAATCCAAGAATAACCTCGTCCTCGGAATTGAGCCGCGTTTGCGAATTTATCAAAGCGGTTATTGGGAAAAGGAAGTGCTTCGATCATGAGAGAATGATTCAACCATTTTCGATAGATCGGCTCCGCGAAATGTTCGATCATGAATCTTTGGAGAGTCCGATAATTATCACGGGAATCGATGGTCCCTTGACGGATCGAAGAATAAGAGACTCCCTCGAGATTCGAGCTTAATGAGACATAATCGAGACCGAGTCCGGCGGCGATCCCCCTCAAAACTGATTTGTGGTAATCGGAATAAGCGGTCGAAGGGTGGTCTGGATTCCAGGGAGCAAGGTCAACTCCTGGAGGGAGCGACGTAATCGATCCCGGCTCCGCGTCCATCACCGGAGCATAAGTGTCCTCGAAGGAATCTCCGTCGTATCCTTCCCCGGTTTCGCTTTTAAGAAAAAGAGACTTTGACGCGGCAAGCCGAGCGGCGACGAGCTCCGCTTCTTCAAATCCGTCGAGCATTTGAATTTTATTGAGGACGTTCGCAAAAAGCGGGACTCCTCGAGTCTGTTCGGCCCGTTCAGGATGATAGATATGCAGGCAATTATCCGCCGGGATTCTGATATGAGCATCCTCGCGGCTATACTGGCTCGATCCTCCGTAAGCTTCGACCGGACCCTTGAATAAATGATAAGCAACTGGTCTCGAGTATTTGTTGAGCTCAACTCCCATAATGATCCGGTTCCCATTTTGGAGAGTCTTATTCAATGAGAGATCAAGAAAATCAGCTTCTAAAAGCTGAAGTGCAAAGCCGAATTTGTTCGGAGCTCCTTTGACGATATGAATCAAGATCTCTCCGTCTCGGATTACTGATTCGACGACAAGCTTTTGGCAGTCGATCCAGGAATGAGTCCCGGTGACTTCGACTGTTCCTCGACGAGTCCAATCTCTCCAGTTATCTTCGATTATTTTATTCCCAACCCGGTCGAGTGTTCCTTCGACTTGATCTCCTTGAGGAATATTTCTTGCTCGGACCTGGAGGGAAAGACCTTTGTCTCCGACGACTTGTGTCCGGTATATCTGTAGAGCTCGAGTTGCGATCCAATGATTCCGAGCGAGTTCCCTGGAGCGACTCCTGAGAGTTGCTAGAGCGGGTTTTATTTCATTGTTTGCCGAGCCCGATCCTCCGAGCCAATCGGCAAGGAGACGATTCGATCCCGCTCCTGAATATTGACGGACGCGACGTCGTTTCGGTTCTTTTCTAAACCATTTAAGGAGATCCATATTTCATAAAATTTCTCGATATTTTTATATTTTGGAAAACCGGACGAGCGTATTTGCTCCTGTCGGTTGACCATTGAGAGCTCTTTGTTTCCGGATCTCTTTCCGATATCTCTCTTCATAAAAAACTAATTGACGTCGGACGTCGTCCATCCTTTGAAGCGTGTTCGATCGATCCGCGATTGAATATGAGCTCGTCAATCTTGTCGATAATGATTCCAAGGTCGCTTGAAGGTTATCGACCATCGTCTTTGCAAAGCTTGCAGGATCGGCGGTCGAGCTTGCAAAGTTCTCGACGACTTTCCAGATCCCCTCGTCAACGACGACTCGATTCGATGCGGAATTCGTAATATAGGCTTGCCAGTTATAATCTCCGGTTGCATAGCTTCCCGAAGTGCTTGATCCGACTTCGACGTAGTACGATGTTGAGCTTTCAGACGCCGTGATGGAAATCGAAGTTGATCCCGCTCCGTCTTTCCGCGCTGAATAGGTGAGAGCATATGAGCCCGGATCATAATCCGAGACGAGGTCATCGCGTTTCCATGAAAGATAATCTCCGACGACAATGATCTCGGGCTCCTTTGTCGGATAATTGGAAGATTCAAAAGCGTTTCCCATCTATCTCCATCTATTTGCAAAGTTTTTCCGCGACCGAGGTCTCTTCTTTGGAAGCTCCATCGGAGCGTCTGTCTCATCGATTCCCTCGTCCGACTCATTCATCCGGATGGCTAACTTGTCGAGGTTCCGGACGTTCAAGATCATCAAAGCCGCGAGCGCGTAAACCCGACAAACAAGCGGCTCATTTCTTTGTCTGTTTGTTTTCTGCCAGGATCGTTTGGCATATCCTCTGCCCCATTTTGTTACGATCTTCTCGGCAAGAAGTCCGAGAAAATATTCTCTTGGTCTTGAGTCCGGAAAATGACAAAAGCCTGGACCTTGTTCCTCGATTCTTAATTGAGCGATCACCTGTTCCTTGAGCGCAAATGATCCGAGAATATAAAGCGGAATTTTTCCAATATTGTTTCGACTCGGTTTATTCGGAATCGGCGGACGACCCTCCTCGCCACGATCTTTAATCGCAAAAATTCGTCTCCCCGGACGACCTTTGACGAAAGCGTAGACTGCACTCGTGAAATGACCTCCCGAATCAATGCAAGCCGAAGAGACGGCGATCGATCTCCCGTTTGAAAGGGTCCACGATCGCAGAAGCAAAGCGTCCAACTCTTCCCATAGTTTTTGACCGGACGGATCACCGTACAAAACCCCAAAGTGAAGGGACCAGTTTTCCGGAGCTGCTGTTCCTTTTCCCCATGCGACGAATTCAATTTCAAGTCGGTCGTCCTGGACGTCGATTCCTGCCGTGATAACTCCGGTCCCCTCTGGAGCGACAAGGTCTTGATCTGAGAAAGAATCTTCTCGTCGAGCAAATAAGTATTCATAAGGGATTTCTTCTTGTGCTCCGGCATCTTCCCAAGTTTGACAAAGATAAGTATTAACGAATCCTTGAAGCGTGAGCGGACTTTGTTTTGCGATTACAAATTCTCGAGCCGCTTCTCCAATCATCGACCAAGGCGAATATAATCCTGAAATTTCGAAACCTTCGACTCCAGGGACTTCTTGCTCCGATCTCCATTCTCCTGATGACAAAGCATTGATCCGATTCGCGTCGGTCCAGGACTCATCGCATTCTCGGCAATGATATTTCGCGGTTTCCGGTTTATTCTCCTCCCATCGGACTTGACTCCATTCAAGGACTTGCATCTCCCCGCATTTGTGGCAGGGAATCCAGTATTTGTTCCGAGAGCTCCGTTTGTATTCGTCTTCGATCCTTGAGAAATTCTTTAAAGTCGGACTCGAGACCTGGACGATTTTCCGATTCCAGAAAGTCGCGGTCCGTCTCCGAGCGAGAGCGACTGGAGAACCTTCGGCTCCAGCGGAGAGCGCACAACGATCGAGCTCATCGACTAAAACAATCCTTATCGGACGCGACGCCATTGACGCCGGGGAATTGCTTCCCACAACCGAAATATGACCGCCTGGAAAAACCTTGTGGAGCGTCGTGTTTCCACTATCTCGGCTCCTCGGATCGGAGACTTTGTCCCTCAAGCTCGGGGAATCCCTGAGCATATTTGCGAGGCGGTCTTTGCTCCATGCCGATGCCATTTCGAGCGTCGGTTGAACGACTAAGATCGGAGCCGGATCATGAGCGATATGATATCCGACGATGTTTAAAAGGAGCTCCGTCTTTCCGAGTTGTGATCCACTCATGACGACGACCTCCGAAACTCGCGGATCGGAGACCGAGTCCATGATCTTAGCTAGAGCCGGATTTCTTTCGTTTCTCCACTTTCCCGGCTCCGCGCTTGCTTCCGGACTTAGGATTCTTTCGCTTTGCGCCCACTCGCTTATCGTTAGAAGCGGCGGCGGCTCCATCGATTTCGCCAGTTCCGAGATCCAATTCTCTTTCAATCCCGGACGCGAGCTCGGCGAGAATGACGCGGACTTCCCCTTCGATAATTGCTTTGCAGACGGACGAGTTTGATTCATTAGCCATGACCGGAGCGAGCTTCGCAGGGAGAGCGAGCATCCGGACTTTTGTTCCTGTAAAAAGCGGAGTTAATTTTTTTAAAACTTCATCGATCTCGACAAGCGATCCCTCCGCGAGACCTCTTTCGAGTCTTTTCAAATAAGCGGTTTCTCTTTCCTTGATCGCTCTCATCTCATTGATGTTGATCGGACCGGATGAATCTTTGAGAATCTCCATGGTCTCGATCGGAATACCAAGAGCTTTCATCGACTCTTCTAAATCATAGAGTCCATTTTTGTTCCGCTTGAGTTCTCCTTTTTTTAATTTGTCCGAGATTCTTCGCGGATCGACTCCTGAGATTTTCCCGAGTTTGTGTCCCGAGACTTCGGTCGGTTGAGCAGGAGCGGCCCGATACATCTGGATATCCCTTTCAAAGTTCTGTCGCTAGAAACTTATTGCTCTCGAGCGCATAACCAG